CGCTAGCCGCACCGTGCAATGATTCCGTCCGTAGCAGCCCTCCACTGGGAATGCCATTTGAGCGCGCGAAGCGATGCCTTGGAGATTGGGCCTTGAGCGCGGTTCAGGAAGATGAAAACGGCCGAATTGAAACCTGGGAGCATCTCACCGCGACCACGTACGCCTTCGTGCGGGACGGCGTGATCGTAGATTGGGGTAGTTATTGATCGGCGGCCCACTCCGCCGCAACCCTGCGGCTGATTTCCCTTTCCGCGCCGCCTAGTCTGGCGGCGTGACCCATACCAATTCCACAGCCATTGCGTTGTGCGCCGCCGCCCCGGCGGTGGCGGTGTCCCATGCCCAGGCAGCGGAACTGCCGCTGGGGGCGGAGGGCCAGGCGCCGGAATGGGTGCAGCTGCTGCCCGCCGGCGATCCGCTGGTTTCCCCGCGGGACGGGCGGCAGTGGCGCAACCCCGATCCGGCGGCGGTACTGGCCGCGACGGTGGAGCGGGGCCTGTTGCCCCTGCCCATCGACACGGATCACGCCGGGGAGATGGGGCCGGGCCATGCCGCGCCCGCGGCGGGATGGATCGAGGAACTTTCGCTGCGCGGCGGCGCGATCTGGGGCCGCGTGGCCTGGACGGAGAAGGGCGCGGCGGCGGTGCAGGCGCGGGAATACCGCTACCTGAGCCCGGCTTTTGTGCACACCCGCGACGACCGGCGAGTGCTGCACCTGTCCAGCGCGGCCCTGGTGAACCGGCCCGCGTTTCCGCAACTGGCCGTGGCGGCCGCCGACAATCCGCACGAACACGAGGAACACATGACCGAGGAAGAACGCAAGGCGCTCTGCGCCGCCCTGAAACTGCCCGACACCGCCACGCCGGCGGAGATCGTCGCCGCGGCGGAAAAGCTGCGCGCCGAGCATGCCACGGCCCTGGCCGCGGCGGGCACACCGCCCCTGGACAAGTTCGTGCCCCGCGCCGACTACGACGCGGCGGTGGAGAAGGCCACGGCCGCCGAGGCGAAGCTGACCGAGCGTGTGCAGGCCGAGCAGGCCCGCGAGATCGACGCGGAGATCTCCAAGGCCGTGGAGGGCAAGAAGATCACCCCGGCCACCGCCGACTACTACCGGGCCATGTGCAAGCAGGAGGGCGGGCTGGAGCAGTTCCGCGAGTTTCTCAAGGCGGCGCCCGAGCTGGCCCCCAACCAGGTGATTCAGGGCGACCCGGCGAAGTCCGGCGGGGACGGGAGCGGGCTGACGGAGGGCCAGTTGGCCCTGTGTCGCCAGCTGGGCGTCACGCCGGAAGACTTCGCCAAGGAGGCGGGCACCGCCACCGCGCCATAGGCGGTAGCGGCCACCACGCCGTACCGCGACATCGCGCACAACCGCTTTTCGCGCCATAGCGCACAACAGGAGACAGGCATCCCATGACCGCACTTGCCAAGGACCGCGTGACTCCGCGCCGGTCGAACGAAGACTTCAGCCTTCCCGTCGCCGCCGGCGCGGTGATTCACGTCGGTGCGCTGGTGGCGCTCAGCGCCACGGGCTACGCCACCCCCGGCGCCGTGGCCGCCACGCTGCAACCCGTGGGCGTGGCCCAGGAGGCGGTGGACAACACCGGCGGGGCGGACGGCGCCAAGACCGTCAAGGTGCGCAACGGGGCGTTCCGCTTCGCCAACTCGGGCGGCGGGGACCTGATCGCGCTGACCGAGGTCGGGGCGGTCTGCTACATCGTCGACGACCAGACGGTGGCCAAGACCGACAACGGCGGGGCGCGCAGCCCGGCCGGCATGGTGGTGGACGTGGACGGCGACGGCGTGTGGGTGTTCGTGGGTTACGGCCCGGTGAGCAGCCCAGCGGGTACGCTGCTGGCCGCCAACAACCTCTCCGACGTGGACAACGCGGCCACGTCCCGCGCCAACCTGGGCGCCAATCAGGTGCCCCTGGTGCTGCGGGCCAGCGATCTGGTCGGCGGCAACGCTGCCGTGTACCGGGTCGTCTCGCCGGTGGCGGGCCTGATCACCAAAATCTGGAGCGTGCTGTCGAGCGCCCTGGCCACCGGCGATGCGACGTTGACCGCGTCCATCGGCGGCACACCGGTCACCAACGGCGCGATCACCATCACCCAGGCGGGTTCCGCCGCCGGGGACGTGGACAGCGCCACCCCATCGGCGGCCAATGCGGTTGTGGCCGGTGACGTGATCGAGATCACGGTGGGCGGCACCAACAGCGACGCAGCCGCGGAAGCGGAAGTCACCCTGTACATCGAGACCTGATAGCGGGCGGCACCGAGCCCGCGCCTTGGCGCAGGCAACGCCTCCCCGCGGCACGCAACCCATCACCACCGTTTATCGCGCCATAGCGCACAACCTGGAGCACAAGACATGAAGGCGTTCAATCGGGCACTCCTGGCGCTGGCCGTTCTGCTGATCAGCGGGTCGGCCATGCTGCTGCTGGCCACGGTTTCCTCGGCCGGGCAGGCCATCGACCTCTCTGCGCCGCTACTGCCGGAACACATGCCGCACGTGCTGCTGGGCGGGCTGATCATCAACCAGGCCAACCTGGCGGACCTGTTCACGGCCTTCCGTGTGCAGTTCAAGCAGGGCTTCGAGGGGTTCCAGCAACAGAGCCTGTGGCAACGCATCGCCACACGGGTGCCGTCCAGCACGCGGGACAATCACTACGCCTGGCTGGGCCAGTGGCCGCAACTGCGGGAATGGATCGGCGACCGTCATTTGAAGGGCCTTGCCGCGCACGATTACCGCATCGTCAACCGCAAGTTCGAGAGCACCATCGAGGTGCCGCGGGACGACATCGAGGACGACCAGTTCGGCATCTACAGCATGCAGGCCAACGGAATGGGCCTGGCTGCCGCGCAGCACCCGGACGAGCTGATCTTCGCCCTGCTGCTGAACGGCTTCACGGAGTTGTCTTACGACGGCAAGGCGTTCTTCGCCACCGATCATCCCGTGGGTGAGGGCACGGCCAGCAACAGCGGGGGCGGGGGCGGCACGCCGTGGTTCCTGTTCGACGCGATGAAGGCGCTTAAGCCGATGATCTTCCAGGTGCGGCGGGACTACGACTTCAAGATGATGACCCGCCCCGACGACGAGAATGTGTTCATGCGCGATACCTATCGCTACGGCGTGGACGCGCGGGTCAATGTGGGCTTCGCCTTCTGGCAGCAGGCCTACGGCTCCAAGCAGACCCTGGACAAGAATGCCTATGCGGCAGCGCGGGAGGGCATGATGGGCCTCAAGTCGGACGAGGGCCGGCCCCTGGGCATCAAGCCCAACGTGCTGGTGGTGCCGCCCGCGCTGGAGGGCGAGGCCCTGGAAATCCTCAACGCCGAGCGCGATGCCGCCGGCGCCACCAACGTCTACAAGGGCACCGCCGAACTGGTGGTCGTGCCCTGGCTGGCATAGGCATAACCCCGCCCAAGCCGTGTTGCACCATAGCGCACAGCCATTGCGCGATGGCGCAAAGACAGACCGAGGGCACGGAGGCGAGGCGGGCTGCCGTTGGCGGCCCGCGCTTGCCATTTCACAGCGCATCACACCGAGGCACCATGATTCGCACCAGTTCCAAGCGGCCGCGGGGGCATATCAGCGGCGGCGTGTTCCACCATCCGCAACCCCGCGTGAGCGAGTTCGCCGACGGTGAACTGAGCGAGGAACAGCTCGCGGCGCTGCGGCACGACCGCCACCTGGTGGTGGAGGAGATCGGCGGCGCGCCCACGGGACGCCAGGCGGCACCGGCGGCAGACGTGGGCGCGGAGACGGATGCCGCGACGGCCGCCAGTCTCAAGCAGCGGGAGGAGGCCCTGGACGCCCGCGAGCAGGCCCTGGACGTGCGGGAACAGGAACTGAACGCGAGGGCCGAGGCCATCAAGCAGTCCCTTGCGCCACCGCGCAACAACGGGGCTGGCGCGGCCGGCGCCGCCAGCAATGAAGCTACCGATGTTCCGGCCCGCGAGAAGCTGTTGAAGGACGCCATCCGCAAGGTGGTTGAAGGCAAGCAGAAAGCCGATTTCACCAGGGACGGGCGGCCGACGACGGAAGCCATCGAGCGTGAAGGCGGCGTGGACATTTCCGCCGCCGAACGGGACGCCTGGTTCAAGGAACTGTACCCGGACGCCTGACACCCATTGAACTGCGCCATAGCGCAACAACCGCCCCGATAACCCATGCCGCCCTATGCCACCGCACAGGACATGACCGACGCCTACGGCAGCGACGCCGTGACGCTGGCCGCGGATCGTGACGGCGACGGGGTGGCCGACGCGGGCGTGATCGACGAGGCCCTGGCGGCGGCGACGGCGGAAATGGACAGCTACATCGGCACCAAGTACCAGCTGCCCCTGGCCACGCCGCCGGCGGTGCTGAAGGACAAGTGCGTGGATATTGCCCTGTACCGGCTGAGTCAGCGCCCCGGCGCGATGACGGACGAGGTGAAGGACCGTTACGAGAAGGCCCTGGCGTGGCTGCGGGACGTGTCGCGCGGCGTGGTGAGCCTGGGCACGGACCCTTCGCCGCCGTCGCAGGGCGGGGGCGGGGTGCAGGTGAGCCACAATCCGCGGCGCTTCACCCGCGACACCCTCAAGGGGGCCTGATGGCCGGCACGCGCATCATCGTGGACACGCGGGAGCTGGAGGCCGCGCGGAAACGGCTTGACGGCCTGGCCAATTTTGACCGGGCCGGCCTGCTGGATGCCATCGGGGCGGAGGGCGAAAGCCAGACACGGCGGCGCATCGAGGATGAAAAGACAGGCCCGGAAGGGCAGCCCTGGGACCCCTGGGCGCCGCGCTATGCACGCACCCGCCACGGCGGGCACAGCCTGCTGATGGGCGAAGGCGACCTGCTGGATTCGATCCAGTACCTGGTCGCCGGCGGCACCGTGGAGTGGGGCAGCAACCTGGTTTACGCGGCCATCCACCAGTTCGGCGGCGAGGAGGTGGACATGCCCGGCCTGCCCGCGCGGCCCTACCTGGGGCTGAGCCCAGAGAACGAGACGGAGCTGCTGGCGGTGGTCAACGATTTTCTGGATGAGGCCCTGGCATGATTTCACCCCCGCAGCCGTTATGCGCCATAGCGCACGGCCACTGCGCGATGGCGCAAAGACTGCCGCCCCCTGAGGGGGAACAATGAACCTGCTGGACTACCGCAGCGCCGTAAAGGACGGCATCACCGCCGGGCTGCCGAGCCTGCGCACGGTGGAAGCCTTCGGCGGGCGGGTGAACGGCGGGGAGCTGCAACGCATGCTGGCCGCCGCGCCGGCGGCCCATGTGGCCGTGCTGGGGGTGAATCCCGCAACGCAGTTGCGCGGCGGCGCGGTGGCGCTGTCCGTGGATACGGCCGTGTTTCTGACCACGGCATCCAGGCCGGGCACGCCGCGCGACGCGGCGGCGCTGACGTTGCTGGACGCCCTGCTGCGGCTGATTCCGGAGAACGACTGGGGCCTGGACAGCGACGCTCAGCCGCCGACAGGCATCCGGGCGCAGAACCTGTACGGGGCCGAGATCGACAAGAAGGGCCTGGCCCTGTGGGCCGTCACCTGGCGGCAGCAGATCTTCGTGGGCGGCACGGACGCGGCGCTGCTGGATGCCTTCATCACCTTCCACGCGGACTACGACGTGGGCGAGACGGCGGACACGTCGGAACCCAGCGACGACGTAACGCTGCCGCAATGACGAACCATAGGAGCCCCATGCCGAGCCAGCCGGACACCATCCACGTGACGCCCCGCGAGGGGTACATCGTGCGCGACCCCGTGACGCTGCAGGCGCTGCCGGCCGAGGGGCGGCGCGTGGTGCGCACCACGTTCTGGGAGCGCCGCCTGCGGGACGGGGACGTGACCGTGGGCAAGCCACGCAAGTCCAGCAAGGATGACAAATGACCATCAGCTTCGACCAGATTCCGGCGGCGATCCGCACGCCGGGCACCTACATCGAGATCAACAACTCCGGCGCGGTGGGCGGGCTGCCGGGGCAGGCCCAGCGCATCCTGGTGCTCGGGCAGCGCCTGACCGCGGGCAGCGTGGCCGCGGGCGTGCCCAAGCTGGTGACCAGCGTGCAGGACGCGGAAGCGTTCTGGGGCCGGGGCAGCCTGCTGCACGGCATGTTCGCGGCGCTCAAGGCGGCCAACCGCTTCACGGAGAGCTGGGGCGTGGCCCTGGACGATGACGCGGGCGGTGTGCAGGCCACGGGCAAGCTGAGCGTGACCGGCCCGGCCACGGCGGCGGGCACCCTGTTTCTCTACGTGGGCGGGGTGCGCATCACGGTGGCGGTGGCCAGCGGCGACACGGCGACGGAGGTGGCGGCAGCGGTGGTCGCGGCGGTGAACGCGCGCACCGACCTGCCGGTGACGGCGGCCGTCAACGGGGTGAACGACTACGAGGCAGACATCACCGCTCGGCACAAGGGCGAGACCGGCAACAGCATCGATTTGCGCTTCAATTTCCAGCAGGGCGAGGCCCTGCCGGCGGGCATCGGGGTGACCGTCACGCCGATGGCTAACGGCACCAGCAACCCGGATATCGGCCCGGCGGTGGCGGCCATCGGGGACGACCCCTACGAGACGATCATCTTCCCCTACACGGACGCCACCAGCCTGACGGCCCTGGAGACGGAGCTGGACCGGCGCTGGGAACCCCTGGTGCAGCGTGAGGGGCATGCCTTTGCCGCCGCGTCCGGCACCGTGGGAGCGCTGACCACGATGGGCAACAGCCGCAACAACCCGCACGTGACCATCATGGCAGCGGGCAAGAGCCCCACGCCGCCCTGGGTGTGGGCTGCCGTGGTGGGGGGCATCGACGCGCGCGAACCCGACCCGGCCCGGCCGCGGCAGACGTTGACCCTGCCCGGGCTGCTGGCCCCGGCGGAAGCCGACCGGCACACCCAGTCCGAGCGCAACACCCTGCTGTTCGACGGAATCGCCACGCACCTGGTGGCCCCCGGCGGCACGGTGGCCATCGAGCGGCTGGTGACCACGTACCAACTCAACACGCTGGGGGTGGCCGACGCCTCCTACCTGGACGTGACCACCCTGCGCACCATCGCGGCCCTGCGCCAGTCGGTGCGCACGCGCATCGGGCTCAAGTATCCCCGGCACAAGCTGGCCGACGACGGCACGGCGGCCGGGCCGGGACAGGCCATCGTGACGCCGGCGACGATCCGCCACGAGCTGATCGCCCTGTTCGGCGACTGGGAGAATGCCGGCTGGGTGGAAGGGCGGGCACAGTTC